TCACGCCCATCCTGCGGGAAGACGGCGCGTCTGGGGGCGGCGGCGCGCCGGATCGTCTGGCGGACGCGGTGGCGAAAATCGTTGACCTGAAAGCCGAAATCAACCGGGATATTGACCGCCTGGTGGACAAGAAGCGCGACATTGCGGCGAAGCTGGGCAAATTGACCGACCGGCGGTATTACGCGGTGCTTTTCCGGCGGTATCTGCTGTTTGAGACGTTCGAGAAGATTTCCTGCGAGATGAACTACTCGTGGCGGCACGTCTGCTCCCTGCACGGGCAGGCGCTGGAGGCGTTTCAAAAGGTGCTGGACGCGGAAAAAGACGCTTGATGCGGCGCGGAGGTGAGTTTCAATCCACGCTCCCCACACGGGGAGCGACTATGGGTATACGACATTGGCAACAGTGTGTGATATTTTTCAATCCAGCCCCCACGCGGGGAGCGACCCGCGCTTACGCGTTTTCTTCCGTAGCCTTGCCGGAATCCGCGTGTGCTTCCAACTTGAGGGGAACTTTTCGCCCGGTGGAGGCTCACGGCACGAGCAAATCCACCGGGATTCCCAGCGCGGCGGCGACGGTGCGCATCCGCTCCAGCGGCACGGACTGCTTGCCGTACTCCCACAGCTGCACGACACGTTCAGCGCTTGCGCCGGTGTAGCCGCACATTTCACCAAGGGCGCGCTGGGTCAGTCCGCGCTCCTTGCGCTTGCTCTTGATGAGGGCAGGGATGCTTTCGACAGGGGGATTCGACGGGGTGTAGCACATGATGATGACACTCCTTTCATGTACTATTGTGCCGCAATAAACATATTGTGTCAAGAGACGAAACGAAGATTTTCACGATTTTTCGCTCAATCTGCATGAAATGAAACCGTGAACGCTTGTCGCTTGCTTGACTTCCTGCCCTGCATATGTTACAATCAGGAGGTGAAGTATGTAAATGCTCGCTGTCGCTCTCTTCGCGGAGAGTGTGGATTGAAATAAATGAGCCGTTCGGCTTGTGTGCTTTTCTTTTAGTCGCTCCCTGCGTGGGAGCGTGGGTTGAAAGAAATAGGATAACCAGCAGGACAATCGCTGCAAGTTCCAGCTTGCGGCGATTTTTTTCTTGCCATTACTGCAGATGTGTGCATAGAATATCATAGTATTTCATACCCCACTCATGCTATACTGCACATGGAAACCTCCAATCACCTCACCCGACGGACGCGCCAGTCTCCGCCGGGTATTTTTGTGCCCCAAATTCGCTGCGCCCCGCGTGTGGAGGCGCAATTCCGCATTCCAGAAAGGATGGTGGACTTGGCTGGACTGACCGAGAAACAGCGCCGCTTCTGCGACGAGTACCTGATTGACCTGAACGCGACGCAAGCCGCCATCCGCGCCGGATATTCCCCGAAAACGGCAGCGGCGATTGCGGCAGAAAACCTCACAAAACCTAAGGTTGCTGAAAACATCAAAAAGCGCATGAACGAAAAGGAAGATGCGCTGATTGCCAAGCAGGACGAAGTGCTGAAATACCTGACGGCGGTGATGCGCCGGGAGATGAAGGAATTTGTCGTCGTGACCTGCATGGAGGAGAAGACGGAAGTCATCCCTGGCGAGGGCGGCAGCAAGCCCACCCGGCGCACGACGAAGAAGGAAGAACCGAAGGTCGTCGAGATTCCGGCGCGGCTGTGCGACGCGAACAAGGCGGCGGAGCTGCTGGGCAAGCGCTACGGGCTGTTCACGGACAGGGTGGATGTGTCGGGCAGCCTGCCGGTGATTTTGGCGGGAGAGGATGCGCTTGACGACTAATCAGCCGCGAATCTACCTGCCGGATGTCGTCGGGCGCGGCTACGGCGCGTTCTGGCGCTTCACGGGGCGCTACCGCGTGTGCAAAGGCAGCCGCGCAAGCAAGAAAAGCACCACGACGGCACTGAATTTCATCTACCGCATGATGAAGTACCCAGGCGCAAACCTGCTGGTCATCCGCAAAACGTACCGCGCCTTGCGCGACAGCTGCTTCACACAGCTTCTCTGGGCGATTCACCGCCTGCAAGTGGAGGCGTTCTGGAGCTGGAAGGAAAGCCCGCTGGAAATCACCTACAAGCCGACGGGGCAGAAAATCTACTTTCGCGGCATGGATGATCCATTGAAATTGACCTCCATCACCGCGCAGAGCGGCGTGCTGTGCTGGGTGTGGATTGAAGAAGCCTACGAAATCATGAACGAGAGCGACTTCAACACGCTGGATGAATCCATCCGCGGCGAATGCGCACCGCCGCTGTTCAAGCAGATCACGCTGACGTTCAACCCGTGGAATCAGAAGCACTGGCTGAAAGCGCGCTTTTTTGACGTGCAAGACCCGGACATCCTCGCCATCACAACGAACTACCAGTGCAACGAGTGGCTGGACAAGCAGGATTTACGCCTATTTGAGCGGATGAAGGCGACGAACCCGCGCCGCTACGCCGTGGCGGGCTTAGGGAACTGGGGCATTGTGGAGGGGCTCATTTACGAGCACTGGCGGGAATCCCCGTTCGACCCGGCGGAAATCAGCCGGACGGGCAAGCTGGAATCCGTGTTCGGGCTGGACTTCGGCTTCACCAACGACCCGACGGCGCTGTTCTGCGGATTGTTGGACATTCCGGCGCGCCGCCTGTACGTCTTTGATGAGCTGTACGAACGGGGGCTGACGAACGACATGATTGCCAAGCGCGTGACGGCGATGGGCTACGGCAAAGTGAACATCACCGCCGACGGCGCAGAGCCGAAATCCATTGCCGAGCTGCGCGGCATGGGCTTGCGCGTACACAGCGCAGCGAAAGGCGCGGACAGCATCCGCAGCGGCATCCAGTGGATTCAAAATCTCGAAATCATCATCCACCCGCGCTGCATAAATTTCCTGACCGAAATCAGCAATTATACCTGGGCGAAGGACAAGTTCGGCAAGATGCTCGATGGCCCCATTGACGACTTCAACCACCTGATGGACGCCATGCGGTATGGGCTGGAAAAGTTCATTGTGGGGAAAAAGTGGACGTATTGACGGGCAAATTCGCGAAGTCGGCGAGCCATTCGAGATAGACGGCAAGAAAGCAGAGTACCCCGGCGCATTCGGACGACCCGAAGAGGACTGCAACTGCCGGTGTGTGGCGCTGACGCGGGCAAAGTGGGCGCTGGATGAAGCCGAATTGCAGACGATGAAGGAGCGGGCAAAGTTCTTTGGGCTGGACAAGACGGAGGGGTTCAGGGAGTTTGAGGAGAAGTATCTGAAAGCTGGAAAAACGATTGCAAGAAAAGAAACATTGTGGTACAATGGAAATGCCGAGATGCAGCAAGATGCTGATGAGTTGCGGAAACAGTTCAAGCCGATAAGCGACACTCGTTTTGAGCAGCTGACGATTGAAGCAAGGAAGAACGGTGCTGTTATTATCCGCGGAACGCCAGAAGTTGAAGCGCATTTGGAAGCACAAGGCGCATCAGCCGCCACATTAGGCGAGGTGCTGCTGTTCAGAAGTGACGCGATGCTATGCGAAGTTCTGGAAGAGACGCGGCACTATAAGCAGAACTTGTTGAAGATGAATGACGACAAACCGGCAAAATTGCGGATTATACTGAACGAAATCGAGGCAAAGAGCTACATTATCGACAATGCGAGCAAATATGGTGTGCCTCGTAACGAAATTGAGTTAATCCAGAAACAGTTGGAGAGTTATCAAGGAGAACTGATTCGGCATTTGAAGGAAGGGGCTGAACAAGATGGCGAAAGTCGTTAAGGAATTAGCGGTCGGAAAATATCGGCTGCTCACACTTGATAAGCCGGACAATGTGCAGGATTTTACGCACTATGAAATCGACGGGAAAAGCTACGCATTCGTCCCACTGTATGACATCCCGAACTGCATTGCTATCGAAGCGAATGAAAGCTTTTTGGGGAAAACCGTCGTTTTCAAGAAATAGCAGGATTGCAGAGAGAGAAAGACATGATTATCCTCGGCAAGTATGACGAATTTGGTCCCGGCATGGGATTCCCCAGCATGAAAACGGACTTTGCGCCGTCCGCCTACGAAGGGCAAAAGCAGATTGCGGACTATCTGCGCAACGGGCATGTCCACATGGTCACCGCATCGCAGGCGTATGACGTGTTCACGGGTGAAAGGATTGGCATCGAACGCTACTTCATGGATGACGGTGTGTTCTCGTGGAGCAGCAGCCTGCCCTACCACGTCGAAAAGTACAATCTGCGGCTTCCGGCGGAATTTGAACGCCATGTGCTGCGCATCACCTGAACCAAACTGCATGACTTTGTTTTCAAAGAGGTGAAATAGCAGTGAACGAGTCTTTCGGCTGGCGGGACAATGAAGAAACCATCGACCACGAGAACGACAATATCGACTACGAATTGCGCAAGAAAATCGCGGCAATGAGTGAGGAAGAGAAAGCGAAACTACTGAAAGACTATGAAGAACAAATCCGAAGGAAAATGAAATCCCTTCGGGAAAAATCCCACGATGAATGAAAACACATTGAAGTATATCCTTGCCCGCGTCATTGACAATGCCAATGAGACGATGAATGAGGCGAAAGAAAATCCAAATGATGACTTCTACAAGGGAAAACGCCTTGCGTATTACGAAGTTTTGGACACCATCAAGAACACGCTGCTGAATGAGGAAATCCCGCTGGATGATTTGGGGCTGAATGTGGATTTGGAGCGGAAATTCCTTTAATAGAGCGAGCTTTTTCAGGGAGGTGAAGTAGCGTGAAATATAAGGAATATGACATTCCGAACACCGAAGAAATTGAAAAATTTCGGAAGATGACGCAAGAAGAACGCGATGCACTTCTTAAAAAGCTGCTGGAAGAGGACAGAAAACAAGCCGACGATGGGGAAAAACAGTAGAAATTGAGAAGCAGCGCGTTCGGAACGGGAGGCGAATCAAATGATGGACGCAGAACAGCGCTTCTCCCACTTCATCCAGCAATGGGCAAAGGACAGAAAGTGTCAGTTCATCGAACAGGATTATGACGGGCGCGAGAGCGACCACCTGATTGACGGCATGGCGCCGGATGACGTGTGGGGCTGGCTTTTGCCGGACGGGGTTACGGAAAAATCGGATGATTACTTTGGGTGCATCGAGTGGGAAGAAAAGGACGGTCATCTTGTTCTGCGTTGGGAAACATACGAGGGGTGACTGATATGTTTTCCGACGACCAATTGAAGCTCATGAAAAAAATCGGTATATCAGTCAACTTCGCTGATTTATCCGATGAAGATTACATCACGATAGAGGAAACCGTTTCGGCATATTTGCAGAGAAGCGGATTCGATAAAAACTATCAGCCGACAAAAGAAGGACTTATGTGCGAATCAATTCTTGACAGCTTGTGATGAAGCAACAGGAGGCGGCAGCGTGAAGATTAGCCAATATGACCGCGTCTTGCTCAAAGATGGGACAAAGGCAAGCATTGTCGAAATTTTTGAAGAAGGCAAGCTCTTTCTTGCCGACATTGACAAAGATGGCGATACCTACACAGAGGAATTGAGGATTGAGGAAATCCAGAAGGTACTATAAAGCACCCTGCCCCCCCGCAAGGTGCTTTTTTGATACGTTGAAAGGAGTGCGTAAACGTGACCATGACCAGAGAGGAGCGAATCCAGCAAATCAGGGACTGCGGGCAGACCATCACCGAAAAGGCAGAAAGCATCTACGGGGATTATGCCTGCCCGACGAACTTGCAGGTGGTCATTACCATGAAAGCGAATGAGTTGCCGAACATCACCGTGAATCGGGAGTTTTTCAGCGACATCATGCTGGAACGCAATGGTGGGCATATCCATTAACCGGCTTTGAACCAGCTTTGAACCTTGTTTGAAACTAAAAATTGCAAGTTGCCAAGAGAAATTGCAACTTGCAATCAACTTAATTCGCGAAAAGCAGCCGCACACCTCGTGCAGGCTGTTTTTTCATACAATAATTCCGAAAAGGAGTGGTATCATGGACATCTCTACCATGGGCACGGTGCTGGCGATTGTCGTCATCACCTACCTGATTGGCCTGCTCTGCAAGAGCGTCGGCAGCATCCGTGATGAGCTGATTCCGGTCATCGTGGGCGCGGCGGGCGGCGTGCTGGGCATCGTGGGCATGTACGTCATCCCGGATTTCCCGGCGAAGGACGTGCTGAATGCGCTCGCGGTCGGCATTGTGTCGGGGCTCGCCTCGACGGGCGTGAATCAGGTGTATAAACAGCTCGGCAAAGCGGAAATTGACCCCGGTGGTGATGACTGATGGCGACGACAGTGAAAGCTGCGGAGGTGGTCGCCCTCTTCCGCCGCGCGCTGGCGGAAAAGTGGGGGTACATCTGGGGCGGCACGGGGCAGATTCACACGCAGCGCGCGCAGGACAGCGCCACCCGCGCGCAGACGATACGCTACGGGCAGCAGTGGGTCGGGCGGCGCGTTGCGGACTGCTCCGGGCTGTTCTACTGGGCGTATAAGCAGCTGGGCGGGTATATGTACCACGGCAGCAACACCATGTGGAACAAATACGCCGCCGCCAAGGGCACATTGCAGGGCGGCAAGCGCACCGACGGTCAGCCGCTCAAGCCCGGTACGGCGGTGTTCCTCACCAAGGGCAGCGAACGTCACCACGTCGGGCTGTACGTCGGCGATGGCAAGGTCATCGAGGCAATGGTACGCTGACCAGCTACGTCAAGACGACCGACAAGAACACGCAGGAGATTACGATCGTCAAGCAGACGATGAACGGCATGAGCGGCACGCTGGGGACGAAAGTCAGCAAAGACGACGTGGTGTCGGTCATCAATCAGACAGCGGGCGCGGTCAAAATCAGCGCGAACTGCATTGATTTGGAGGGGTATGTGACGGCGAGCGAGTTTGAAACTGTTGCAGCGTATACGCAGGTATTCAAAGACGGCGAAATCAGCGGTTTAACGATGGAAGCCGTGAAAGGTACGTTTTCGCATATTCTTGCGGACGATGGACGTATCCCGATGCTTACTGTGAGTAACGCTGGCGGTTTCGGCATCAACGTCGAACAGATGGGGCTGACTGTGTACGATAGCGGCTATCACACGTTTATCGTCACGAAAAACGGGGACGACTACACTTCCTACTTCGATAACTGCAAGATTTACGGCAACAAACTCACTTATCCGCAGGCAGAGACGGGAGAAAAAACGCTCTACATCGGCGGCTGGGAAAGCGGTTGGGGCATGGTAAGCGGAACGATTATGGACATCCGAATTTACAACAAGTGCATTGATGCTGATGCCGTCAGTGAACTGAATGACATTTTCGCCGCATCATAAAAACATGGAGGGACACGCATGAGCCTTGATACCATCGTCGTCGCCGTGATTTCCCTACTGGGCACGCTGGCAGGCAGCTACTTCGCCAACAGCAAGACAATCGCCCTGCTGTCCTACCGCTTGGAGCAGCTGGAGCGCAAGGTGGAGAAGCACAACTCCGTCGTCGAGCGGACATTCCAGTTGTAGAACAACGTGCAGACCGCGTTCAGCCGGATTGGCGAGATTCGGGAAACGCTGCACGAGCATCAGGAGGCGTGAAAAAAAGCCGGGATGGCGGCGGAGGGAGAAATCCTCTGCGGCTGTCCCGGCTCTTTTTCTGTGAATCACATCAATTCATACGAGGAAAGCGGCTGCTCGAACAGACCGCACATCGGCGAAGCTGGTCGAAACTGTCGCACTGCCGCGCAGCCACTCAAAAACGAAATTGGCTTCCAAGGTCAAGGGTTGATTGCACCGGTTGTATCTGAGGGCGTAGTCGCGCTTTTCGGGCGTATCCGCGAAGGAAAAGCTGAATGCACGCCGTCCTTTTCCCGCTGATAGGGGAGAATTGCCTGACCGAGCTTCAAATCGTCGCACAGTCCAGCGAAGGACATGTCCTGCGCATGGGCGCGAAGCCAGTCGGCGGTTTCTTCCTGTTTCAGATGCTCCGGCGTCTGGGCGGCATCCATACGCCAACGGTGTTGACCGTGTTCACGATGACTTGCGCGGGACTGCTGAAAATGTTGAGCCTATCCCATACTTTGTGTAAACCTCGAAAGTAGTGTATAATAGAAGCACGAGAATGGAGGTTTTCATATGGCAAGAAGG